CCCTATTGTATTGACTGATAACCATTTAACAAAGTTCCCCCATTGTTCGCTTCGTTCCGAACGTTTTCATGCCAGATTGACAGCGTTTTAACAAGATATACATAATGCACAATATAAAACCATCTTCCAGGTATATTTTTGGTTGTTTTGCACAAAACAAGAGTTATGGATGAAAAGCCATTGAATATTATCCTGTAATCTGATATAATATACTTGTTCCGAAGGGATGGCCTTCGGGCTGCTGGGTTTCATCGACTGAAAGAGAGGTAATCAAAAATGAAAATTGCTACGATCAACAACGAATTTGTGCCCACGTTAATTGATATCCTGTGGGATGAGAAGACGGGCGCTATCACTTACTTTGTGAAAGCGACTGCTGAGGAAGAGAGCAAAGACGAATACGCGGCAACGCGTGAACAGGCCGAAGATATGATCTATGCCATGTACGGACATGGTTGGGATTTGGAATTTGTGGAAGAGTGAGGTGATATTATGAATCAGATTGGAACTATTCATGAGTGCATCCGTCGTGAAGTGCTGTCAATCATCGAGCGCTCAAGGCGTTGCCACTATTCGCGGAACTATCTCATACACGATTTGACAGCATGCGCTGAGGCGCTAGCTCAAGTCACTGGAGGCAGCGCAGAGATTATTCTGCGGGGTTGGTTACGATGGGCGAATATTTAAGAGCTATGCGGCACTTGCCAAGGTCTGATTTATGCAGGAGGTGTTTTTTATGCGGAAAACAGCCGCGACGGTGACAATAGATACAGCGCTCTTGGAGCGCCTGACCACGGATGCAGAGAAACGACGAATCAGTCGGTCAGCCCTGCTCACAATGATTATCAACCGCTACTACAATGAAAAAGATAGACGCGCGAAGCGCATGGAGGCAGAACATGAATAAGCTTTATATCGTAGGTCGTTTTACGGCAGATCCTGAAATCCGCGAGGTGCAAGTTAAAAACGAAACTCGCGCACTCGCAAAATTCACGGTTGCAGTGCCCGGTCGGCAAAAAGATGACCCGGCTGATTTTTTCCACTGCACGGCATGGGGTGGCGCGGCTGAACTCATTGGCAAGTATTGCCGTAAAGGCGATAAGCTCGCGCTGTGCGGCTCTATCCGGCTGTATACTTATACCGATAAGGACGGATGCCGCGTGAATACGCATGAAGTCAATGTTGAAACGTTTGATTTTATGTCGAGATCGCCGTCTGATACGCAGCCCCAGTCTCAAAACAGACGCAGACGTTGATATTATGGCGGCCTATGAGGCCGCCTCATTTTTAAGGAGGTCGTATCATGGTTGGCAGTGAAAAAAACCGCGCAGAATATCGCCGTCTCAGAAATTTATTACAAGATCGCAGCAGACGACTTGTGTCTGCCGGATTCAATCCGCTTGACACGGGGGCGCGGTTGGCGGATATTAAAACAGCGCGAGACCTCAGAAATTCGCTTGCTCGGCTGAAACGCTTGGCAGCGCGCAAGGACACAACAGTGTCTGGCGCGCGTGAACTGGAAAGACAAAGGCGGCGAGACGCCTATATCAAGGACTATAATAATCGTGTCCGAGAACTTACAAGGCGCGCGAAAGAGCGTGAACAGCGCCGAAAAACCGCCAATTCGCTGTGGCGCGATGCGAAAACCAAAAACTTTGTGGATGGTGTGCGCGATTGGTTGCCGTCTGATATGCAGAGCGCTATCAATCCCACAAATGTCCAAGATTGGATGGACTATATCCATTTTTTGGATAGCGCAAAACAGGATTATACCATCTACAAATTCCGCGATGAAGTGCGACGCATGGCGGACCAGATGCGTGAGGGTGCATCTGTGAAAGATGTGCTTGCAGATATGCAAGACTATCTAGCAGATCGTGAGCAGGAAATCGAAGCAGCATTATCCGCTCTTGACAATGAACCGTCAACAGAAGGCGAGCTGGGGCCGCTCTATGAGGCGGCTATGGAATTTTTTGATGACGAGGCTCGGCGTTGATATACACAGCAGAGACTTACCCATTTGAGCGTATCTATGAGAGCGGCATAGCAGCGCGAAAACGCGGGAAGCGTGCAAAAAGTCAGCGAGTGGAATATGTCAACGTGGTGGCGGCTTTTGATATCGAAACATCGGTTTTGCATCGCATGGAGAACGGCGAGGATGAGCCCCATGCTTTTATGTATGTCTGGCAGGTGGCAATAGACACAGATGTTATCATGGGCCGCTATTGGGATGAGTTTTTCGCATTTCTCGGCCATATCGATGAAATGTGTGCGGCTTTACAGGAATCGAACAATCTTGACACAAAACCTTATCTGGTGATGTTTGTACATAATCTCGCTTATGAATTTCAATTTCTGGCCGGGCTTTATCCATTCCAGCCGGAAGAAGTCTTTTTGCGGGAGGCGCGCAAACCGATATATGCGCGCATGCTGGGCTGTATTGAATTTCGATGTAGCTACATGCATAGCAATATGAGTCTTTCAAAATTTACGGAAATTATGAAATGCGAGCATCGCAAGCTAGACGGTGATACTTTTGACTATGATATTGTGCGCTATCCTTGGTCTGAATTGACAGAGTATGAGAGGCAATACTGTATTAACGATGTATTGGGGCTTGTGGAGGCAATCAAAACCGAAATGAAACGCGATGGTGATACACTGCACACGTTGCCCCTCACGTCTACCGGGTATGTCAGGCGAGACGCTAAAGCGGCGCTGTGGCCGATCAGATGGAAGATCGAATCAATACTCCCCTATCAACGGGAATATGCGCTGCTTCGGGCGGCTTTTCGTGGCGGTGATACACATGCAAATCGCTATAAAGTGGGAAAAATCCTTGAAAATGTCGAATCATATGATGAAACGTCGGCATATCCGGCCCAGCAGCGAACTAGAAATTTTCCGATAACCCCTTTTCGCTGGCTCAGCGGTGAAGATTTACAAATGGCAAACATTATTGATTATATTCGGCATGGACGCGCGGTTGTCGGGCGTTATGTTTTTTCCGGCCTGCGCCTACGCAATGAGCGGGAACCAGTGCCCTATTTGTCGCTGTCAAAAACGCAAAGCAGCGCTTTTGTGGTTGACAATGGCCGTTTGTTGTCAGCCGATCTTTGCACAACGGCGCTTACAGAAATTGATTTGGCGGTTGTTATGCGCCAATATTGCGCGGATAAAATCGCATGTGAAGAAGCAATGATCGCGCGCAAAGGGCCACTGCCCAAACAGTATCTTGATGTGATAGATAAATATTATCAGGATAAAACAATGTTGAAAAATGGCCCTGACGGCGAATCAGAAGATGAAGCGGACGAGCGCCAATACCAGTATATGAAATCGAAGAACAAGTTGAATGGCATCTATGGCATGAGTGCGCAAGACCCGATACGCGAGTCAATACAATTTATTGACGGCGACTATCAAGCAGTGCATAAAACAGATGCGGAAAAACGGCAGGCGCTTGAAAAAGCATATTTCCCCTATCAGTGGGGAGTATACACGACTGCTTGGGCGCGCTATGCGCTGCACGAGGCAATACAGATCGCGGGAGACAACATTGTCTATAATGATACAGACAGTGTTAAAACAGATGCACCTATTGATTTGTCTCAGCTCAATGCACGCTTGGTTGATCGTGCGAAACGCTGCGGAGCATATGCCCATGATCGTAATGGCAAGGTGTATTATATGGGCGTTTTCGACAAGGAAGAAGGCTATGACCGATTTATCACGCAGGGGGCGAAACGGTATGCTTATGAACGTGATGGCAAACTTGGGGTGACTGTCTCAGGTGTCAGCACGAAAAAAGTCAAATCAGCAGGCTTGACGCTGGGGGCGCTTGAGCTTAAAGAGGCCGGAGGCTTGCCTGCATTTAAACCCGGACGATATGCACAAGATGCAGCAGGCCGCTATAAAAGGGACGAGCAAGGCCGACGGCTGCGGGAGGGCGGTATGGTCTGGACGTTGGCGGCTGGCAGCATATCAGTCTACAATGACAGCGCGGATTTTTGGATTAAAGTGGATGGCCATGATCTACACATAACCCGTAATGTGGCGTTGGTTCCCAATAGTTATACAATGTCACATTCCGAGGATTACGAGCGGCTGCTTACAAAAATAAACCTGTTTGGGACTTGGAGGGCTAAACAAAATGGGAAAGTTGTATCTTGATAATGGCTATCCAAATATTGATTATATTTGGGATAGCGCCACAAATTTTGTAACAGTCACGTCGTCGCGTGGCACGGGTAAAACGTATGGAGTCGCAAAGCGCGCGGTTGAAACTGCACGCAATGGCGGAGGAAAATTTGTGTGGTTGAGGCGCTGGGGCACGCAGATCTTGAAAGCGCGGACACCTGTGGGCAACCCCTTTGCACGACTCAACAAGGATATGGGCTGGAATGTGCAGGCGTTTTCCCTGTCCGCTGATATGGTCGCGTTTTACGAGGCGGCGCAGAATAAGCGCGGGAAAATCGCGCCGGATGGCGCGCTGCTCGGCGTGGGTACAAGTTTGTCAGCGCTGGCAAATGTTCGCGGTATGGATTTTTCCGGCTTCGACACAATTGTTTTTGATGAGTATATTCCACTGACGACGGAGCGGACGCTTGCAAACGAGTTCACGGCGTTTTTGGATTTTTATGAAACGGTAAACCGCAACCGCGAATTGCAGGGCCTAGCGCCTGTTAAAGCTTTGTTGTTGGGTAATGCTAATCAGCTAGCGAATCCCTATTATATTGGCTGGGATTTTATGAGCACTGCCATTAAAATGATTCGCGGCAAACAGATGATCTATCGTACACCTGATGGGAGCCGGGCAATGATTATATTGCAGGATAGCCCGATAAGCCGACGGAAAATGCAGACCGGGCTATATAAAAATGCGCCGCAGGATTTTATTGAAATGGCCATCAATAACACTTTTTATGTGGACCCGACGAGGGTTGCATCTCGGCCATTGATCGAGTTTGACTATCTTTGTACGATTGGCACAATCGGCATGTATCGCCACAAATCGCGCCGGGAATTTTATATTTGCAGGGCCGCGCAGAAAACGCGCGCCTATGACCCACAGGGGTTTGGGCTTGAGCAATGGCGCAAACGTTACGGGCTTATGAAAACGCTATATTTTGAAAACTATTTGACGTTTGATAGTTACGATACAGAGCTTATTTTCCGCGGTTATCTGGGTATGATATGATACTATAATATATATTGCAAATTTTCCAACAACAGAATATAATGATATCAACAGTCAACCATTTCCCACATGCAGCCCCCAGAAGGGGCGGGGCGCGCGAGGCATCCGCACAAAAATGGTTGACTGATTTTTATTGGAGGTGTTAGCATGGAATTATGGCAGGCTTTTGTCCAGTTTGTCCAGGAAAATGGATTTCCCATTGCTATCTGCTGCTACTTGCTCTATGATCGCAGGCTGAGCGACGATGCGCACAAAGAGGAAGTTAGCAAAATGACAGATGCGCTTAACAACAACACGAATGCGCTCAGCCGAATCTTGGAGGTGCTCAGAATTGGCGAAGGTGAAAGCTGATGCTTATGTAGATCGTGCTCTAACTGGCGGCTATCTGGGTACACCATATAAGCAGCTTGATTGTCAGGCGTTTGTGGAACAGGTGCTCAAAGACTGCAATGCGCTCTCCAAAAATTGGCGGGGAAGTAATCAGATGTGGCGCGATGCTGTCTATGATCGCTCGGACGATATGGCCGCGATTCAGCCGGGCGAATGGGTGTTCAAAGTCTCGCATGACGGCGGTGAAATTCCGCGCGGCTATCATGATGAGATGGGCAACGCCTACCATGTGGGCATCTACTGCGGTAATGGCGATGTAATCCACAGCACAACGGGCGGCGTGCAGATGGGGACCATCAGCGGATGGACAAATCACGCAAAATGCATTGATGTGGACTATGGCGACGCGTCCAGCGGAGACGGCGCTGATGTGCGGCTTGAAATCGCAGATTTGCTTGAGCGACTGGCGGACGTTATCAGACTGGGGGTGTAACAGATGGCGGTGAATACTTATGTACTCATCACATACAAGGACAGCGGCGGCAGCATTGCGCAGCAAAAGCTCAAACTCTCGCCGGATGTTCAGACAACTATCTCTATTGCGGAGATCAAGGAGGTTGCGACGGAATGACGATGCAGGATGTGCTCGATCTACATCGGGCTGGATGGAGTCGTGAAGAAATTCTTGCCATGATGCAGCCGCAGCAGGTACAGCAGCCGCAGCCGCCGCAGGTACAGCAGGTGCAGCAGCCGCAGCAGGTGCAGCAGCCGCAGCAGGTACAGCAGGTGCAGCAGCCGCAGCAGGTACAGCAGCCGCAGCAGGTACAGCAGGTGCAGCAGCCGCAGCAGGTACAGCAGGTGCAGCAGCCGAAGCAGGTACAGCAGCCGCAGCCGCAGCAGGTACAGCAGCCGCAGCCGAAGCAGGTACAGCAGGTACAGCAGCCGCAGCCGCCGGGACAGGAAAGCGAGACTGTGCAGCTTTTGCGGGAAATGCTCGGCATGTTCCGCACAAACAACATCAATAACATGGGCGGCGCGCCGAAGTCAGTAGACGCGGCTGAAATTCTCGCCGCCAATGATTACGGCATGGAGGTGAAATCATAATGGCGACTGGATATACATTCACGCAAATTGCCAATATCCTGAACCAGATCGTGGCAGACGCGCAGGGCCGAACCGCTGATATCAGCGCGGCGCCGCGCGATATGTCGCAGTTTGTCGCGATGGCTGAAAGTGGTCTATCTGTGGGCACTGACCCCATCATGACCAGCATTTCAACGGTTATCAACCGTTCGATTTTTGTCAATCGTCCCTACACTGGCCGCTTGAAAATCCTTGAGGGTAGCGCCCTTGATTGGGGATTTCAAACTCGCAAAATCACGCCGCTCGGCATTGACAGCGCACAAGACAACCCGGAATATACGAGCGCACCTGCCGACGGCAGCAGCGCCGACCAGTGGACCGTAAAGCGCCCGAAGGCGTTGCAGCTCAATTTTACAAGCGCTGTTCAGTGGGCAGTGCAGGAACCGACCGTTTTTGAATACCAGCTCAAGGCAGCATTCCGCGGGCCGGATGAACTCTCTCAGTTCCTCGCGATGCAGCGGCAGTTTGTGCTCGACGAGGTGGAGCAGCAGCGGGAGAATCTGGCGCGCGGAACCATCGCCAATATGATTGGCGCGAAGATTAACACGGACGCCGCAAATGTGCGCCACATGCTCGCGGAATACAACACGCTCACGGGCTTGACGCTGACTGCGCAAGATATCTACAAGCCGGAGAATTTCAAACCCTTCGTCCTTTGGCTTTGCGTGGAACTTGTGAAAGCAAGCGATCGGATGCAGGAGCGCACGACGCTCTATCATAAGAGCATTGACGGAGCAACCATCATCCGGCATACGCCAAAGAGCATGCAGCGAGCGCTCATCCTGAGCGACTTTATGCGCGAGATGGGCGGTATCGTTTTGCCGGACACGTGGCACACCAATTTTGTCAAGGTCATCCCGCACGAAACGGTGCTGTTCTGGCAAAATATCAACGCGCCGGATAAAATCAACATCACCCCGGCACAGATTACCAGCAAGGGCGCGCATGAAAAGGGCAAGGCTGTAAAGCAGAGCAATATCCTTGCAGTGCTGTATGACCGCGACGCGATGGGCTATAACATGATCAATGAGGGGATGACGATGACCCCCATTAACGCAAAATCGCGTTATTACAACGCATTCCACCATTTTATCAATCGGTGGTGGAACGACACGACAGAAAACAGCGTCGTGTTCCTGCTCGACTAATAAAGGAGACGGCGAAAGATGATTGATGTGATCCTGTATTCGTTTGCAAAAGAGGCAGACAGCACAGCCATACCAAAACCAGCAAACGGCGTGTCTTATGCCTGCGAACTCAAAGACGTTTGCAGCATTCTTTCGCCGTCTCTTGTTTTTCACATGGTGGCCGGCTGGACACCAGCACAGATCAATTATATTCACATTCCGATTTGGTCGCGGTACTATTTCGCATCGTGGACGTGGCAAGATGGATTGTGGATAGCTGACTGCGCGGTTGACGTGCTGGCAAGCTGGCGCACGGAGATTGGGAATTCAACACAATATGTATTGCGCTCGGCGTCTGAATACGATGAATTTGTGCCCGATGGATTTTACAGCGCCAAAGCCGGAATCACAATGGACCGGACGGTTGCTAGTTTTCCGTGGACATCAAACCTGGTTGATGGCACTTATGTGATCGGTGTTATCAACGGAGACGACAATGCTCGGGGCGGTACGAGTTATTATGTATTGACACAGTCATACATGGCAGCGCTCAGAGATGCACTATTTATCAACACGGATTATTTGCAAATTCCATCAAGCGAGATTTCAAGCGAGCTTGCCAAAACACTGTTTAACCCGTTTCAGTATATTGTGAGCTGTAAATGGTTCCCCTTTGTTGCGCCGACAGAGGGAGACTTGCAAGCGTCAATTAAAGTAGGGTGGTGGACCCTCCCTGTCAACTGCAAGCGCCTTGCAAAAACGCCGATTTTCAAAGACACTTGGACGCTGGATGTTCCGCAGCACCCGCAGGCAGCGACGCGCGGGGGCTATCTCAACGGCAGCCCTTATACACGCCTCACCTATAATTATGGGCCGTGGGGGGATGTGGCAATCGCACCGGATTTTTTCGTTCGCGGCGACGCTAAAGCGCTCACTGTATCGACATTGGTTGATTGTGTATCAGGTAACGGCATTTCGACTTTTTCGGCGGGTTCAAGCGAAATTTTGCGAACTGCTGCATCAGTGGGGGTTGATATCCAGCTATCACAGGTTACAATGAGCATGTTTGACAGTATTGCAAGCGGTGTTACCGGGCTTCTGGCGCCTCCACCTGCCACGGCAGCGGGACAGGGCATTATGGGCGCGGTTAAAGCAGGCGTGCGAAGCTGGTCTAACTACGGCAATATTGCAAGTGGTTTCGCTCAAGCTGCTATCAATGAGGTTGTTCCGACGAGCACGCCGACTGTGCAAACGCTGTCAGCGTCCGGCAGCATTGCGGCCTATCAGCTACCACCTATTTTGAGAGCGGATTTTTCAATCCTTGTGGACAATGACAACACACGAGCTGGCAGGCCATTGTGCGCTGTGCGTAATATCAAAAGCCTATCCGGGTTTATCATGTGTCAAAACCCGGAGCTGCACGTCGTGGCGACGGCTGAAGAGCACGATGCAATTATATCTTTTTTGCGCGGGGGCTTTTACTATGAGTGACATCCAGCCGCCTGATTTTGCATCTTATTTCCACACGTTCCGCGTCTACCCGGACCGCGCACAGATGGAGCAAAACGCAACCGTTTTCGCGGCGTATCTGGGCGCGCTGGGGTTTACGATCAATAGCGCTTGCGCGATGCTGGGGAACTGGGAAAGCGAGTGTCGCATAAATCCTAATTATCCAACGTCAGCAAATTTTCCGACAACACGCAGTGGCGGCTTTGGTCTCCCGCAGTGGACCCCATGGGGACGCAAAATTGGAGATTGGGCGTTGACAAATCTCGGCATCTCTCCAACTGCAACAGATGACAACCCGCTATCAGCTATTGATGTGCAGATGCTCTTCCATGAGTACAGCGCGACAACCGGGCAAGATTGGTATAGCAATGAGGGATACAACTATACATGGCCGGGATTCAAAAAATCAACCGACGATCCGCGAACACTGGCCGAAGCGTACTATTGGCAATACGAGCGCAGCAGCGCGCAGGGGCCGGGAAGTCGTGGCGAACAAGCGGCGGCATGGTATGAGTTTTTCGGCGGTGTTCTCCCTCCCTATCCGTCAAAAATTCCGGTTTGGCTGCTCTACAAATTTAAAAGGGGGTTGTTTTAATTGGCATTCACTCCACCTTTTTTCTACGACACGCTTAATAGCGTTGACGGCATGATTCACCCTTCGTTTCTGCATGTACATGATACCGGGCTTGCGCGATTTTTCAAGCGCTATCTTTTGCAGGATGCTTTGTCTGTGTTTAAATTCACACTTCCGGAATGGTGGGATGCTGATTTTTTCCGCTATAACCTGCTCGGCGTGGGTTTTGTGGCGGTTATAAACACTGACCGATTCGGCGTTATCCCGATGTCCTGCTCTCTTGGTGGTCAAAATGTGTTTTACAGACCCAACAAAGCAAGCGTTGCAAATCCGCTAATCCGGCAGCATGGGCCGCTGACCATCGGTCGAGATTGTGCGCTCATCAAAATGCAGCCGGATTATTCGGGCGTTGCGGGGATTGTGGACACATACGGAGATCTAATGACTCTATGCTGGCAGTGTGCAGCCGTGAATATTCTCAACTCACATCTGTCATACATCGGCGAAGCAGACAGTAAAGCTCAAGCGGAGACGATTAAAAAACTCTATGACAACATTGCAAGCGGTATTCCGGCAGTTGTCCAGCGCACGGGCAGCAAAGCGGGCGACGGGCTGCATCTGCTGACGCAAAATGTCGGGCAAAATTTTATTGCAGGCGACGTTCTGGACGTGCTGCAAAAAATCCAAGCTGCTTTCCGCGCTGAGATCGGCATCCCAAATGTTCAGACCGAGAAAAAAGAGCGGCTTATCACGGGAGAAATTGCAAGGGGCGACATGTTCACGCGGAGCAAAGCGCGCATGTGGCTTGACGAGATTAGCGCCGGGATGGCGCAGAGTGAGAAGATGTACCCTGACATTCGCGGTTTGCTGGGCGTTGATTTTGCGGTGGAGGTGACAGACGGTGGAAGCGACTCTATCAATTCTGGGGCTGTATAACTATCAGCCAACAATTTTTGATTCGCTCACTATTCCGACGAGCGTTGACAGAGAAACATTGATTGATAATATCATCATGGAGGCGGCGGAGCTGGAATTGCTGTTCCCGAATGCTGATATACTGGGAAGACTGATCGGTAATTGGAGCAAGACACGGCTTGCGGCATGGAACCGCATGATTGGGGCACTCGATGCAGAGTATAACCCAATTGAAAATACCGACAGATACGAAGATCATCTCGAAGACTACACGCGCGACCTTATGGAAAGCGACGATTACACACGCGACCTTAAAGAAAGCGACGATTATAACCGCAATCTAACGGACAGCGGAAACAGCAACAGCAGCGGAAGCATACAAAACAGCCGGACGGGATACAATAGCAGCGATTTACAGCTTACCGATAGCAGCGGAAGCGAAGATCATAGCGACGAATCACGCAGCTACACGGGCGGCGATAATCGCAATAAAGGATACACGGGCGGCGACAATCGCAATAAAGGATTCACGGGCGGCGACACACGGCATACTGTTATACATACACATGGCAATATCGGCGTAACTACAAATCAACAGATGGTTGAAGCAGAGCTTAAACTTCGGCAGTATGATATTTATAAGCTTATAACAAATGAGTTTATCGACACATTCTGTATCGGCGTATATTAAAGGGGGTAAAAATATGTTTAACGATTGGCCCTACACCAATTTGCACAATCTCAATCTCGATTGGATTTTAGGCAAAATTAAAGGATCGCAAGCCGAGTTCAAAGCGCAATTTGACGATCTGAATAACAAATATAACGCACTAACCAAAAAGGTTGACGCTATTCCGGCAGGAGTCGCTAATAGCTTCTTGACGCCGGAAATGTTCGGCGCGAAGGGCGACGGCGTGACGGATGACACGGCAGCACTCCAAGCGGCTTTTGATACAGCTACTACCAGCAAAAAAACGCTTTACAGTTTCGGCGTAACATATTATGTTACTGATACGATTAAAGTAAATGGCCCAGTTCATTGTAACTTTGGTTATTCGTATCTTAAATGCCCGGGAAGCATGCAAACCCCCGTAATTGACTATGACAGCAAGGGCTATGCATCATCTTTTAACGCAATCTGTTTTGATGGTAATGATTCGCCTGCAACTATGATTAAAATTTCACGCAGCAATAACACATTCATTACCAATGTATATTCAATTCGTTGTAAAAATTTCATTGATGTGGTAAGCGGTTACGAAGTCACGCTATCCAAAGCGCTTTTGTTCAATGCCGATGGTACACTGGGAAATATTGCCGTTAAATGTCAGACGTTTGATTGTCATTTCAATGAGGTTTATGCAGTAAACTATCAAACGATTTTCGATATGACCGGCGGTAATAACCGCATCAGTTTTTGTCATTGCTGGAACACGTCAAGCAGCAGCTGGAACAATACCAAGTTTGCCGATATCAAAGAAAGTTATAACATTTTCACGGCGTGCACAAGTGACACTTTTGATATCACTTTCAACGTCGCAAACGGTAAACTATTGTTTGTATATGACCTTCTGGCTTATCATGATAAAAAGCCCAATTGCGTACTTTTCGCCGGAGATACTACAAAGGTTTATATCAACGGTATACAGGGAAATGGGCAAAAGATAAACAAACTATGCGACGGTCAATTTTCGGGCCGCTTAACCGGCTTGACACTCACCGACTATATCGACGTACCCGCAAAAACAAGTTATTATGTCGAGGTAATACCCGTAAATGGTGCAACGATCGACAGTAACCGCATGTATATTGAGGATGACACGGTAACGGTTGAGATTCACGGTTCAATAACATTCAGTGGTAATACGACAGGATATGTGGACGTGGCCAAAATTCCCGCACCCTTTTATCCGATATCATATACCTATCATGCGGGATACCTTGGTGCGGCATACGCTGCGGCAAATACTAACATGTTTGCAATCTCGGGCGCTAGCGAAATTCGATTCTATACAAGCGAAGAAAGCGGCGTCAAAAGCTTTGCACTTACAGCCACCGTAAAAGTGAAACGAGATTAACCGCGCACCCAGTAAGAGGGACAGAAATGGCCCTCTTATCGTTTGTTTTCAAAAAGGTATAATCTATCTAGGGGCTTTCATCCATAACTCTTGTTTTGTGCAAAACAACCAAAAATATACCTGGAAGATGGTTTTATATTGTGCATTATGTA